ATTTCATCACAGCCCCCATATTTTTTCCATTCCTCGGCTGTCATCCAAAAATCACGATCACAATCTTTTTTAAGTTTATCTAAAGGTTGACCTAAACATTTAGAAAGATGTTTGAATAATTCAGTATTAGCTTTTTCTGCTTGTTCATAATCAATCTTCATATCTTGAACTTTACCACGAGCACCACTTGCTACAGTATGCAACATAACATTAGCATGTGGCATAGCAGTTCTCATACCTTTAGTTCCAGATACTGCAATTACACTAGCCATACTTGCAACACAACCTTGTACAACAGTTGCAATTGGACATTTAACCATATTCATTGTATCAATAATTGACCAACCTGCATCAACATCACCACCAGGGCTTTGAATCAACATTTTAATTGGTTTTTCTTTATTTTCCGATTCCAAATATAGCAACTGTTCACAAATACCAGTAGCCATTTCTGGATTAATTTCGCCTTCCAAGATAATAATACGATCTTTCAGCAATCTAGTTGGCAAATCAGTATATCTATCATTACCATTTGCATCAGTCCACATTACACCTGGCATTATATTACTCATATATAACTCCTTTTGTTATATTTATAATATAGTATATAATCTATACAATGTAAAGCCGATTATTTATAAAATTCCCCGACTTCATTTAATAATGATACAATAACAGATGTAATTTCTTGCTGATCACCTTGTTTTAATAAAATACTAGCAATTACTTTACCTAAGGTATTACTCATTTCTTCAGTAAAACCACGAGTTGTAATAGCAGGTGTACCTAATCGAATACCTGTACATTCCGAAGGTTTGGTATCTCCAGTAATCATATTTTTATTACAAATAATATGATTTGCTGTTAATAAATCTTCGGCTTCTTTACCTGTAATACCTGCACCTTTAACATCGAGTAATATCATGTGATTTTCAGTATCAGCACCACTAACAAAACGTAATTTATGCTCAGTATCTACTTCTTCAATACCTTTAACTAATGCTTTTATATTAGTATGTACTTGATTAATATAATCTTTAAATTCAGGTTGTAATGCTTCAATAAATGCTTGAGCTTTAGCCGCTACTGCTGCTTGATTAGTACCACCTGCATTAGCTGGAAATACTGCTTGATTGATTTTCTTACAATATTTTTCATCATTCCATAAAATAATTGCAGAGCGTGGACCTCTTAATGTTTTATGTGTAGTAGTTGTAACAACATCTGACCATTGAGTTGGATCATATTTATCTTCCCAAACATGAGCAGCAATAAATCCACTAAAATGAGCCATATCTGTCCAAAGAATACACTTTTTAGATTCATATATTTTTTCGAATTCATCTGCAGGTATACCCATATTATGTTTAAGTTCAAGTTTTAATTCTTCGTTATATTCATCAACTATTTCACGTACTTTTTGAAAATCAATCTTTTTTGAGTATGCAGAATAACCCATAATTAATAATCTTGGACATACATCATATAATTTAGCTTTTATTTCATCATAATTAATTTTTTCATCAATTAATTCATAATTGTGATTTTCATAAAAACGTCCAGAATGTGTAAATTTACTTCCATGAGTTAAATGCGCTAATTCATTAAGATTACCAGACAATGTTCTATCACCAGGTTTACAAAAAGCATAATAAACACAAGTGTTAGCATGAGAACCTGACATTGGTTGTACATTAGCAAAGTTTACTCTGAATAATTCACATGCTTTAGCTATAGCATATTCTTCTAGCTCATCAATAACTTCACATCCTGCATAATGACGGCCTTGTTTAGAAACAGACAATGGATAACCTTCTGTATAAGGTACTGAACAAACTGATCCCATCAAATCCAAAATTTCTTGAGAAGGATAATTTTCAGATGCAATAAGTACAAGTTCGTTATTTAATTTATCTTTTTCTTTATTTACGATTTGATTTAGTTTTGTGTCTATCATCGATTACTCCATTTATTGTAGCAGCTGAAATAGTTACTATTCCCATTCCAGCTAACCAGTACAAAGCCCAACATTGTTGACCATAATCTTTAATTAAGCTTGTATTAAAGAATAGATCTATTATATAGAATATCCCTTTTCCTAACCAAATAGGTAAAATCAATGCTATAAATAATGTCATTAATATTATAATAATATATAATAATAAAGTATCTTCTAAATCTAATTTATCTACTGGCATTATTTATCTCTCCTTTTAAATTTGGTGCTCCAGACAGGACTTGAACCCGTAAGCATTTCTGCAGTGGTTCCTAAGACCACCGTGTCTACCATTCCACCACTGGAGCTTAAAGTGGCACTCCGTATAAGATTCGAACTTATGACCTGCAGATTAGAAATCTGATGCTCTATCCAGCTGAGCTAACGGAGTTTAATTATTATATTAATAGAATTAACATATTATAAATAGATAGTAAAACAAATTTTTTAAAATTTTTCTATTTTTAGTTATAAATAAACTGTTCTAATTATATAGTATAGATATTTTACTAATTTATTTTTTCGTTTTTAAAAAGAAGACTAAGATGGCTATTAAATCAAACCTAGACCCTGAGACAAAGGTTGAATTGCTTATTAAGCTTGCCTTTGGGATTCCGTTTGAATTATTAACAAAGGAATACAACCTATCGAAAAATAAGATAGTAAATTTAAGAAAGAATAACTATAAATTATATAACTCTTTTTTTGAGCATTGGAAAATAGAAAAGGAAATTGCAGTATTAGGATTATGCCCAAAACACGAAAGAGCATTAAATATAGTTAAGAAATTTTATAAAAATAAAATCGAAATTATCTCAGAGCATAAAATTCTATATAAAGGAAATTATATCTCTATGTCAGAAATTATTGATATGGCAGATACAATTCTTCAAAAGGATAATATTTGTTGTTTTAAAGAATTGACAAACATCAAAAATTTTTATTAAAAGGAGTATATATGTCTAAATGGAAATTAAAAGAAGTAAGCTTTAATTCTCTTAACGAATTAAACCAATATATTCAAGAAAATGATATTGCGCCAAATAGTGTACTTAAATATGATACTGCATTTGACCAAATAAAACAAACCATGCGGTATCAAATTACATATTGGACAATAAAAGATTAAAAGGAGTTATAAGTGATTACTAAAACACCAATTCAAATTCCAGATGGTGAAACAGAACAATCTTGGGCAGAAAAAACACCAGGCGTATATATGAATTTAGTTGCTATGGCTGGTAAAAATCCAGTAGATGGTAAATATCATTTTGCGCCAATTGTTTATAGTGATGTAAACATGGAAGGTGAAAAAGTTAAATATCCAGATGGAAGAGAAGCTACTGTTATCTTTGGTTGCTTAGCTATGGAGTATAAAAACAAAAAAGAAGTTTATGATGCTTGGTGGGCAAAAGCAAATGAAGCAGTTAAAATGCTTAAAGAACAAGAACAAATTGAAACGTATGTAAAACAAAATAATGTTGATTTGAAAAAATTACGTGATCAAGGTTCATTAGACGATAGACCAGAAGAAAAAGATGCAGAATAAAGTTAAATTAATTTCACAAGCTTTAAATATACCTGAATCTACTGTATGCTTAGTATTGTATTCTTACTTAGCGGAAACTGTACAAGAAATAGTAGAAGAAGGTGAAGCTAAAACTTTATTTGGTAAAATGAAACTTGATGAAAATAATCAATTACAACTAGAAAAGAAAAAATTTGGTTTAATTGAATTATTGGACAAAAAAGATATAAAACAAATTTATAAAATATGTAAAGATGGGCCAGACTTCAGTATCTTTTAAAGAATTAGATGAATTATATGGAGTAATTGAAGATACCTTTGATACTTGCTCATCTTCACGTGAAGAATTATACTGGTTAGTTGCAATATTAAAATTATTTTTAAATAGCCCTAATAAATATACACAACTAACTGTAGATAATGCTCAAATAAATTATTGGATGTATTCATTATATCCAATAGTAGAAGGATGGAAGACAAAATATCATCATTCTACAGCAAGCTATATAAGAGTTAAGAGAAAAGTAGATGCAAAAAAAGCCTAGAGGATATTTTGAAGTAGAAGATGACGAATATAGTTCGTCAGAATTCGTCTTTATTGCTTTAAGCATGCTAGAATCACGCGGCTATCCAGGATTTTTTGAATTAATGAGTATAATTGAAGATCCAGCTACAATAATGAAAATAATTAGACTATTTTATGGTATGGAAATTAAAATTCCACCATTAAAAGAGTTTAAAGAATGTTTACAAGCTGCAGAATACTCATATTTAGATATGCATAAAAATATAAATGTAAATCTTCCTGCTAAAAGTAAAGATATTCGTCAGTTTATGAATATTACACCAGAAGAAGAACAACATTTATTAGAAATTTTTGATCAATGGGTTGTTTTTATGAATAAACAAGGTGCAGATGTTCGTAATTTTATGCATATTAATAGAAATAATACCAAAAAACGTATAGAAATGGCAGTACAAGGACGTAAGTGGACTGCAAAGAACTATTAAAGGAATAAATAATGCCAGGTTTAGATGATCAACCTAGAATTTGGACAGGTGATGATGTATTTGTAGATGAAATACCAGAAGAAACAGGTACAGATCTTACAACTATCGATGAAACACCTCAACTTCCATCTTTAGAAGAACAAGTTTCTATTGTTAAAGATAGTGATTTAAAAGATGAAAATAAAAACATGCTTGGTGCATTAGTAGAATTGAATAAAACAGCTGCAATTCTAGCCCAAATTCAAAACGATGAAACAATAGAAATGCAAAATAAGGTTATTCAAGCCACTTGTACTAACTTTATCCAATCTCGTATGATGAATAATAGTACAGCTGAAGCTTTAAAGAATAAATTATTGAATAATCTTATACAAAACATTGATGTATTAGATTTAGAAACACAAGCTAAGATTTATAATGACTTAACTGAAGTATCTGCAATTGATGCTCAGCAAGCTTTAGCTAAAATGTCTGGTAGTACAGGTACTCCAAGCGGTACCGGAGGTGGAATCAATCTTACAATTAACAATGCTACAGCAGAAGGCGCAAGTATTAATAATCCTACATTAAATGTTGGTGGAACAGCAGGCCCTTCTATTACACAATTAAAAGAAGTTACATCATTAAATAATTCTGTTAAAGCTTGGGGATCAGCGCCTATGCCTAAAAAAGTAAATACAATAGATACAGAAGGTGTTGAAAAGCAGTAATGTTAGAATTACCAAAAGATATTGATGAAAAAATACAAAAGCTTCCTATTATAAGTTTTGGTGATAGTGAAGCTTTTCAAACTGTAATATTCTCAGATGATTTTACAGATATTTTTAATTATTATAAACAAAACTATTTACCAGATGTTCTTAAAGCTAAACCAGAAATAGAACAAAAAATTAGTTTATATTTATCTCTTACAAATCAAGATGAATCTTTTGTAGACCAAACAGATCAAATCTTATATAGAAGACCTGTACCTGATATCCATACTTTCTTGACAGATAAATTCTATATGGGTTATAATAATGCGACATTGTATGAGTATTGGAAAGATAAACTTGAATTAATGTTTGCAAAAGGTTCACCAGTACGTAAAGTTATATTTGACGGATGTATCGGATCTGGTAAATCTACAATTGCACGTAAAGCTTTTGTTTATGTATTATATAGATTATTATGTTTAAGATATGCCAGAGCTACGTTTAATATTGATGCTGATTCTACTATTGCAAATGTTGTAATTAGTATGACATTGAAACAAGTGTATGATACTAACTTGCTTCCTTTCGTTAAGTTGATGGAAACGATGCCTTGCTTTCAACATGTTATGTCAACAAGAGCGTTTGAAAACTTTGATTTAAATAATCCAAAATGTCCATTCCCTTATTCAGTTGAAAAAAGTAGTGGTACAGTATTCTTTCCTGATAATATTATTTTAACTTGTGGCTCTAATCAAGGTCACTTTACAGGTTATAATGTTGTTAATTCATTCTGTGATGAGATTAATGAAAAAGGTGTAGAAGAAGCATTAGCCCTTTTGAATACTTTAGATAATCGTTTTGCATCTCGTTTTAGCGGATCAGATTTAGTATTTCAATCTGTTGTATCATCTGCTCGTACCACAAACAGTCCTATTGGTGAATATGTTAAAAAATTACCAAAAGAACCAAGTATACTACATCTAAAGCCTATGTTATGGGAAGTTAAACCAGATCCTAACTTTATTGGTGATGGTACTACTTTTCCTGTATTAGTAGGTAATGGATCTATCCCTAGTAGAATTATTACAAATCCTGGTGAATTAGAAGCTATAGAAAAAGGTGATTTCTATATTCCTGCTGGTTGTATGAAAATTGATGTACCTACTGTTTATAGAAGTAAATTTGAATTACAATTAGATCAATCAATTCAAGATATCGCAGGTATTAGTACATATGATAATAGTATGTTATTTAGAGATACTAGCCAATTAGAAGATCCTTTATTAGTACCAGAATTGACAATAGAAGCAAACTTAAAAGAAAATACAAATATATTTGATTGCTTACCACTTAATGATTTATTTGTAAAAGATTCTTTAAAAGATGAATATAGATTAAAACGTTATCCTACTGCTTTAAGATATATGCACTTTGATTTATCAAGCACTGGTGAATGTGATACTGGCATTTGTATGATGCATAAAGAATATAAGATAAATGAGATAACAAGAGAAAAAGAAACTATTTATGTAACAGATTTTATTATATATGTTACTGCTAAAAATATGACAGATCTAGAAGCAGTACAAAATTTTGCTATGGAATTAGTTACTAGAGGACATGTTCCTATTCATACAATATCTTGTGATCAATTCCAATCTGCTTTAACTTTAAACACTTGGGAACAGTCTAAATTATTTGATAAAGTAGAAAAAGTATCTGTTGATGTTAAATTAGATCCATATTTAAATGCGGCTACTTTAATAGAAGCAGGTAAAATAAAAGTAGGACAATGTGAAAAGCTTAAAAAAGAATTAGAAGCATTAATTATAGATAAAGGTAAAGTTACTCGTACTACACAATTAAAAGATGGAGCTGATGTATTAGTGGGTAGTATATTTAATGCTCAAATGAATTATAATGATATACCGCAAAATGAATACTATACTGAATTAAAAATAGGAAAAGAAGTAGATTATACAAACTTTATTGATACTGAGCAAGAAGAATTAGTTGATTTATAAAAGTTCTATGTAGTATATAAACAAGTAGGATTTCCATAAAATGTCAGAATTTCGTAGATTAGTAGAAGAAGTTAAGCAAGATCAAGCTTTGGGTGAAGATATTTTAGATGAAGGTTGGGGTAAAACCTTAGGTACTTTAGCCACTGCTGCAGCAATTGGTATGGGTGGTTTACAAGGAGCTGATGCTAAAACTGATCCCGAAATGTTACGTAGTGGTGCTCATGCTGTAACTGCTCAATATGAACATGGTGGAAAAGGTTATAAAGCAATAGTTAAAGATAACTATGGCGGTTATTCATATGGAAAAGAACAATTATCCACTAGACGCTTAAATCGTAAAAATGCAAATTCTACTTTTGATGCTTTTATGAAGTATGCTGGTAAAAAAGCTCCTTATATTAAAAAGAGTTTAGATGCTGCAGGCGGTTGGGAAGGTGCCTTTAAAGGTACTCCGGCATTTAAACAGGCTTGGTTAAAATTAGCTAATCAAAAAGAATTTCAAGACGTATATGATGATTTTATTTTAGATACACAAGTTATGCCAGTATTTGATCGTATGGATAACGCTACTTCTGTTAATTTAGATAAAATTACACGCTGGGGTAGTCAAAATGCAGCAATGCAAGCTGCTATTCGTTCGGCTATTATTCAACACGGTAGAGATGGTGCATTTAAAATGATTTGCGATGTAGTTAAAGCGCATAATCCAGCTAATATGGGTGAATTTATTAGAAGCTTATATAATAAAAGAGCAGCCAAATTCCCTAAATATAAATCAAGATATACTGCTGAATGTAATGATGTTATTGAATATTTAAAAAGTAATGATTCAAACCTTGATATGGCATATGGTCATAAACCAGGTCAAAGCGGTTATGAATTAGATCAATTAATTAATAAAATAGCTGCTAACCCAGTACAACCAGAAAAAGTATCAGTTAAAAATACTAAAACTACACCAGCTAAAAAAGCAGCTACAAAAAAATAAGATTATACCAATAAATTCAAGTATAAATCTATAGTTCTATTATTAAAAGATAGAAATATTTTTTAGTACAATTAATATATTTACCTTCAAGATTTTACAAAAATGTCATTACACGCTTTAAACGATATTAGAAGTTTAGATGATCCATTGAAGCAGTTCCAAGTTAAATTTACTATTTCAATGGTACCAGCTCTTATACTAGCTACTACACAACAAAAGTTAACAGGTGTATTAGATGGTAATTTCTCTACAGTAACAGCAAAAGAATTAGAATTACGTTGTACTTCATTTACATACCCAGGTACAAAATTGGGTCAAACTAGTTTAACCATTGGTGGATTTAGACGTAAACTAGGTACAATTCAAAATAAATCAGGTATTTGGGATTGTAAGATAACTGAAGATCAAAATGGTGGTGTATTAAATACTATTCAATCATGGTGTGATTTAATACATAATCCTTTTAACGGAGTTAGATTACCTGCAATTAGTTATGTAACTACTTGTGTTGTAGATATTCAGTCTGCTCAGCCAAGAAAAAGTCCATGGAAACAAATATATGGGAATAGGGGTAGACGTATTTATTTAAAAGGTTTCTATCCAATTGAATATACAGTTGGACAAATAGACGCAAGTGGTTCACAACCTGTTGAAATAGATGTTAAATTTAATTATGATTGGTGGTCAGAAGTAGTAACTCCAAGTATATCTTCTGTATCTGCTTCATTAGGAATATAATATGTCTTTAAGATTTACTTCTCAGTTAATGATTGATAACTTACCTGATGAACAAATAGAAAATCAGTTTGAAGTTATTATGCCATTAATAAATATTGCTCCAACCAAAAGAACAGGCGTAGAGTTATACGGAAAAGAACCGGGGCTTTTAGATAATAATATCTATAATTACCAACCAATTGTAGAAGAAATTACATTTGGTCATAAGAATTTTCAGTTAGATACACGTCGTGTTCGAACAGGTTGGTTTGGTGTACCTAAAGATATTGAAAGATTTCATGATGTAAAAATTACAATGTTCTGTCCTGCTTCTATGGAAACACAATATTATTTAGAGGCTTGGAAAAAGCAAATATTTAACGAAGAAGGCGAATATTATTATCCATTTAGTAATTATAAAAAGAATATAGATGTATATATGTATGGACCAGGTGGTAGTACAGTTGAAGCATTAGGCTGGACAACAACTTGTCATCTTATATTACAAGGATGTTTTCCATTTGCAGAAAAAGATTGGGAATTTGAATACACCGATGATCCAAAACGTTTTAGAATCCTCGCTACATTTAATGTAGATAATATAAAAGTAGATACTTCTGTAACAAGGCGTGCAATTTGGGAAGGTATTGTTACATCTCCTTCATCTTTATTAGATAAAGCTTTAATGGGAGATAGTTCTACATATAGTATTGGTGAAACATATGGTGGAGTAACTGATGGAAAAGGTGGTTCTTGGATAAAAAGCCAAGCTAAAAATGCAGTTAAAAAAGTTATAGGTTAAAAAGGAGTAAAACAAAATGATAGAATATAAAGCAACTGATTTACCGGGTAAAGTAGCATATGAAAAACCATTTAATGTACAAATTAGATGTGTTACTCCGGTAGAACAAAAATATATCTTATCTTTATCACAAAAAGAACAAAGAACTAGTAAAGAATATACTGAATTTTTGAAAAAGCTAATTCAAATTGATAATCCAGAAGTTACATTTGAAGATTTATATTGGTTTGATGTTCAATATTTACTATATCGTATTAGATATTTGACATATGCTAAATATCCGATTAAATTGGTATTTAGATGTCCAGAATGTGGTAAAGAAATTACAAAAGAATTAGATATCGGTGCATTAGAAATTGATGAACCTAATGCAGAAAACAATAAAATCTTATTAGATAATTTAGGTGAAGTTAAAATCCGCAATAAAACAGTACGTGATGACATTGATATTGAAACCTTTATGAAACGTAATAAAATAGCTGACGATGATATTCAAACGAGATTATTACTTATTGATTTATGCTTAATTAAAGGTGATAAATCTTTGGAAGATGTTTATAGATTAGCTGAAAGTGGAGATATTACAGCTTCTGACATTATTACAATTGAAAAATGGATTGAAGATAATGTTTGGGGTGTAAAAGAAGAATTACTAATTAAATGTCCAGAATGCGCAAAGGAGGCCTCTAGAGGATACACGTTATCTATAGAGGATTTCTTTTCCGTTATTTAGTGAAACAGATATAAATGAAAGATTATATTGGTTAGTATCACAATTACACATGGATTATGAATCTCTAATGAATACTCCGTGGGAAGTAATAGAATGGTTATATAGTAGGCATTTACAATATTTAGTTGATATGCAAAAACAAAAGAACCAACAATTCAATATAAATCATTTCATATAAAAGAGTATTAAAAGATGGTGAAGATTAAAACAAAACCAGATACAAATGATCATAAAGTTACGATAGCTGATTTAAATGCTAATATATTAAACTTAACTGCTGTAGTTAAAGGTAATTCTGAAATTATAAAAGCAGCCAGTAAAAATGTTATTAGCAACTCTTCTTCATCATCTTCAACCTCTTATTCATCTTCTTCTAGTAGCTCTAAAAAAACAAATGAAAAAAATTGGGCTCAATCTGCAGGTAGTGAAGTTTGGAAAGCTACTAGTACACAGCGTGGATATATGGGAAGTACATTATTAGGCGGTTTAACTGGTCTTAGTCCTGCTGTTGTACAAAAAATGGGTTTAGATAAAGCGGTTGGATCTATTTTTAAAAGTGTATTAGGTGGTATTAAAAAGAAATGGGCAGAAGCAGGACAATCTTCAAATAATAAAAAAATAAACTCTGCAATAGAATCAAATAAAAATGCAGGAACAAATAAACGTTTAGATAAGATTATCGGATTATTAAAAACTAGAAATAATGCGGTAAAAACAGAAGAAAAGCAAAAAAGTAGTTTTCTTGGTAAATTATTAAGTTTTGTTGGATCAATCGCAGGTCCTTTACTTAAACTTGCCGCTCTTGGTGCCGCTCTGTATGGAATAAAAAATGCAGTTGAAGCAATTGCAAAATGGCTGGGAGTTTTACCAAGGGATGTAGCTGAGACTGCTGCGCCTCCTATTTCTGGAGTAGGATCTGGATTAAAAAGTCATGCAGGTACACAAAAAGTTAGATTAAAAAATGAAAAACTTCATCGTGATGCATTAAAAGAATACTTAGAAGATCCTTACTATAAAAAAATGACACCACAAGAACGAGCAAAGGCTCGTTATGGTGAAGTACCAAAAGATGCTCCAAAATCTTATAGAGAAAAACTTGCAAATTTAAAAAGAACGCAAGCTGAATTATATGAAACTCCAGGTATTACAAAAAGAGCAGCATTAAATTCAGAAGTAAGAGCAGGACAATCTGCTACAAAATTAGCCAGTGGCAAAGTAACTCCAAAAATTACAGAACCAGTTAAATATAAACTGAGGGATGTAGGTCCTAAAATGGAAAATTTAGCTGGCAAAGGATTAAATATAGCAGCAAATGCATTAATTGCATATGATACTGCAGATAGAGTTATTGATGATATTAAAGCCGGAGAGTATGGAAAAGCCGGTGCAGATACCGCTC